ATTTATACCTGTAGTAGGTGGTTACTTAAATAAAGCAGTTGAAAAGACTGAAGAAGAAACTGCTGAAAAGATTGCATCTGAATATCACAAAGCCGTTGCAACTGCTGCGACATCACTTCATGCTAATATGGTAATGGTACAAGCCCCATACGCTCCAATAAAAGTAGCTATATTGAAAACACTAAATGATATTAAGAAATCTGAGGGTAAACCAAAAATGAATCATTTTGTAAATTGGGCAAATGTAACATCAACATATTGGTTATCAGCAGTTATGAACCCATTACCATTTCATCCTGCTAATATGTTTGCATCAACTGGAACTGCAAACATACCCGTTCCAATAACACATATTATAAATAATGGTGGAGTTATTCCAGCATTACAAGCTGATTTATTAATGGCATTTTCGGATGGCCCGCAAAAAATTCCATATGGGATTCCATTTGCAACTAAGTTAGTATTAGCATTTACAAACCACCTATCAACCGTTGGTGGGTTACAAACCGAATTTGTAACAAGTGGAGTACCAATGTATCCAGTCCCAATGGGACCGATACCAGCTCCTTGGGTAGGAATGGTTTAAAATGAAATAAAACTAAACATTTTAATATTTATATATAAAGTACACAATTATGAAAGCAAAAGAATTAGCACAATTATTAGAATTAGTAGTAAGAAAGGTTGTTCGTGAAGAACTTAAACCCATTATTACTGAAGTTAGAAATGCTTCTAAGCCAATTATAAAAGAAAGAAAAGTTAAAGTAGTAGAAAAAGACCCATTAGATATTAACTTATCAGAAATACTATCAGAACAACCTGATAAACCTAAACCTACTGAAAAGAAAACTTTTATGAAGAACCCATTGTTGAATGAAATGTTAAATGAAGTTGCTGAAAGTGGTGAGTGGAGAAATATGGAAAGTACATTTGATTCAAATCAAGCACAAGGGTTTATGCATGGTGGTTCTCAATCTACAATACCAACTACTGATATAGATGGTAGACCGGTTGATACTAATAATGAACAAGTTGCTGCAGTAGCAGGAGCTATGACAAAAGATTATTCTCAATTGATGAAAGCGATTGATAAGAAAAAAGGAAAGTAACCAATGGCTAAAGAGAGAAAAGTATATCAGTATAATCCAATTGATTTGGATAAGGATATCGCAGTTGGTATTACATTACCATTTGGAAAACCCAATGGGTTATTTTCTCAAAGTTATACTACTGAAGAGCAGGCGGTATCTAATTTGAAGAATCTATTATTGACTAGAAAAGGTGAAAGACCATTTCAACCTGAATTTGGTTCTGATGTTTATTCATTACTTTTTGAAAATATGAGTGAATCGTTGGATGAAGAATTAAAAGAAACGTTATCAAAAGATATTAAATTCTGGTTACCTTATATAGTTATTGACAATATAAATATTGAGATTGAACACGATAGAAACTATTTACGAATAGAATTAAGATTCAAAGTAACTGAGCAAGGGGCTAATACCCAAATAGTATTGTTCATAGATGCCGATGGGGCAGTAATAGAATAGGAAATTAAATGGCAAAGAAAGCAAAAAACGACTTAGTACAAAAAGATGTATCGTTAATCGGTAGAGATTTTGGCGAGTTTAGAAAAAACTTAGTTGAGTTTTCTAAAAACTACTTCCCAAATACCTACAATGATTTTAACGAATCATCTCCTGGTATGATGTTTATGGAAATGGCATCGTATGTAGGTGATGTGTTATCATTTTATACAGATACACAATTAAGAGAATCTCTTTTAACAACAGCAGAAGAAAACGCAAACTTATTTAACATAGTTAATTCGTTTGGATATAAACCAAAGAACATAATCCCAGCATCAGTAACAATGGAAGTTTTTCAACTTGTACCTGCGATTGGTTCTGGTGATAATGTAAAGCCGGATTATGATTACGCTATGACTCTCAAAGAAGGTATGGTTGTAGGTTCTACTGATTTTACAGATGTTGAGTTTACAACAGTTAATCAAGTTGATTTCGCATTCTCATCTTCATTTGAACCAACCGAAGTATCTGTATATCAAATTGATGAAAATACAAACGAACCTGTTTACTATCTTTTGAAAAAAACCGTAAGAGCTACGAGTGGTAAAGAGAAAACAGCAACTTATGATTTTGATTCACCAAAAATTTATGATAAGATTAAATTAGAAGAAGAAAATCTAATTAGAATAAAATCTATAAAAGATTCCGATGGGGATGTATGGACTAGAGTACCATACTTAGCACAAGATACTGTATTTGAGCAAATTGATAATAACGAAGATAACTCAACCGACCTTCACTTGTATAGTGGTGATACACCATATCTATTAGAACTAAATAGAGTTCCAAAAAGATATACAACTAATTTTGAAGATGATGGGGTTATGGCTATTCAATTTGGAGCTGGTATATCTTCAAACGCTGATGAAGAAATTATTCCAAATCCTGATAATGTGGGTTCAGCCATTTATGCCACATCTCAAAATTTAGATTCATCTTTAGACCCATCTAATTTCTTATACACAAAAACATATGGTGTTGCGCCATCTAATACAACACTTACAGTTAAGTATACTGTTGGTAATGGTATAGTTGATAACGTTCCTGCAAAAGATTTAACTAATGTATTAGCAAGTACAACTGAATTTGCAAACGAAATAAATCTTAGTAAAGCGGTGGTATCTTTTATAAGACAATCATTAGCATGTACAAATCCTCAACCAGCCGTTGGTGGTAAAACCACAGAAACACAAGATGAGATTAGACAGAATGCTATGGCATTCTTCGCAGCTCAAAACAGAACTGTAACTAGAGAAGATTATGTAATGAGGTGTTATGCACTTCCACCACAATTTGGTTCGGTAGCAAAAGCATATTTAGTTCAAGACTATCAATTAGAAAATAAAAAATCCGATGGACAGTTTATTAGTACTGAAATCCCAAACCCATTAGCATTGAATCTATACACATTGGGTTACGATAATCAGAAAAATCTAACACAATTAAACTCAGCTACCAAATATAATTTAAAGAATTATATATCATATCATAGAATGTTAACTGATGCAGTTAATATTAAAGATGCACATATTATTAATATAGGTATAAATTTTGAAATTATAGTTTTACCTGAATTCAACTCCAATGAAGTTTTATTAAGAGCTATAGCTAGATTAAAAGATTATTTTAATATTGATAATTGGAGAGTTGGTGAACCTATAAATCTTTCTAAGATATATGTTGAAATAGATAAAGTAGATGGAGTTCAAACTGTTGTAAGGCCTGATAAGCAGGGTATAGGTGGATTACAAATTACTAATAAATTTAATGGAAACTATTCACCAAACAAATATAGTATCATAAACGCAACTAAGGGTGGAGTTATCTTCCCAGCTAAAGATGCTAGTATATTTGAAGTGAAATTCCCTAATCAAGATATTAGAGGACAGGTTATAACACAATCGTTCTAAAGAGGAAACACTATGATTTACAGAATATACGGACAAAAAGATTCTACCATTTATGAAAATTCAACTCGTAAAGCACAAAATACTGGACTTGATGAGATATTAGAAGTTTCTAAAATCTTCTCTGAAGATGGAAATACCTTTATAGGTAATAGTAGAATACTTACAAAATTTGATTTGTTAGAAATATCACAATCAATACAATCGGGCGAAATAAGTAATTCTCCAAAATACAAATTAAACTTAACCTCAACTCAAGCTTCTGAAGTATTAAGTGAATATACATTAGAAGTATATCCAGTATCACAAAGTTGGAATGAGGGTAATGGTCAGTATATGGATAACCCACTAAACACAAATGGTAATAGTTGGGAACGTAGAAGTGTAAACTCACCATGGGCAACCGATAAAGCAAGTGTATTCAACGGAACTTCAGTAAAAAAAGTTCCAACTGAAGGTGTTGTATTATATGAGGGGTTTACTAACGGAACAGGTTCAGCATTCCTAACAGAATCTATAAATGATTTTAATGGAACAACCCCAACTGCATTTATAGAAAATAATCAATTAGTTATATCAGCATCTAACTTCGCAGGAACTACATTAGTATTCCCAGCTTATTTACAAAATAGTATTAATTATGGAGTACAATTTCAAATAGACCCTGCATCATTTGATGATGTATCGTTTAGAATAAAAGACCCTAATGGGGTTCTTAAAACTGAAGGTGATTATGCTGGTATGGTAGGTGCTATAACTGCATCATCAACCCAATCATTCGACTTAACAGCAACTGCGACAGGTGAGCATGAATTAAGATTTACGTTCTTTGATGGGAGTGGTGATGGTACATCAACCACTGGTTCATTTGATGAAATATATATTTATCAAAAATCAGGTGATTTGATTGCATGGGAAACTTTCACACAAAACGAAGGAAGCTTTAATTTAAGAAATGTTGTTTTAGATGCAGTAGATGGTTCATCAAATGTTAGAATGTTTCAATCTGAATCTAAATTAAATTTATACTCTCATAAGGCTGGTGGTGATGCTCAGTATTCAAAAAACTTACAAAAAGGGTTAAACTATCAAATATCATCTTCACTAACACCCGGTGATTATGGAGATATTGGATTTACAATTTATGATAGTGATGGGCTACCAATGAGAACTGGAGTTACAAATTTAACCTCATCATTCACAGTACCAACTACACAATCAATAGCATTCACCCCATCTAAATCTGGTGATTACATATTTGCGTATTCATACTATAATACATCATCAAATGCACAATCTGCATCAATAGATGATTTTAAAATAACATATTCAGGTTCCTTAGATTCCCCATCAACAAGTGAAGCTGGGTACTTTAAGAACGTAGGTGGTGGTACTTGGTACACATCATCCATAAACAATACTTCGTATTCACAGACATTTAATAGATTAACTAATGATTTAAACATTGAGGTAACTGATTATGTTAATGATATGATGAATGGTTCTAGACCTAATGATGGATTCATTATTAAAAGAAAGCCAACTGAAGAAAGTGGTTCTATTAAATATGGTTCATCTAAGTTCTTTTCAAATAACACTCATACTATATATGTTCCTACATTAGAAGTTAGATGGGATGATACGGTATTTGCAACAGGTTCTTTATTACCATTAACCGCAGATAATATAACTCTATATCCAAAAGATTTAAACTCTGAATATAAAGAATTATCAAAAGCTAAAATACGTCTTGTTGGAAGAGAAACATATCCTCAAAGAAGTTTTACAGATTCTAATCCATACACTACTATTAAATATTTACCACAAACTACTTATTACCAGGTTAGAGATGCAGAAACAAATTTAGTACTAATTCCATTTGATACAAATTATACAAAAGTAAGTTGTGATTCTGTTGGAAACTTTTTTAACTTTTGGTTTAACACATTACAACCTGAAAGATACTATCAATTTGAATTCCGAGTTGATAGAGCTGATAAGAAGCAATATTTTGATGGGTATGTATTTAAAGTAGTAAGATAATGGCACAAGAAACTAACATAACAACCGAAAACGAATTCGAATATCGTGATATAAAAAGAAACACGTCTAATCAGATTATATCTTATACTCTTCCTGAAGAAACACAAAAACAATATGGTGTAAATAAAGTTAAAGGTGTAACTATAAAATATGAAGTTGATGGGTTTAATAGGACAGTCGGTGGATTATCAAATGACCTTAAAAACGAATTACCTGATTTATCCATACAAATTGTTGAACAAAAGTTTATTAATGAATCTAACATTTATGTTAATGGTGTATCTATTGATGGTGAAGGTGATGAAGTTGAAGAATTTGTAGATGTATATAGTGGTAGATACGAACTAACCCCAGGCGCTCCATCTTTTAGAACTAGATATGGTTGGCATGATAACTCTCACTATAGTGGTATAAGTTATTACAATGGTGATGTAAGAGCAGATACAGATGATTACATCAGATTCGCAGGATTCAAAGAAATTTATTGGGATAATGTGGTATATGGACCACCACTTAGTGAAGGTGGGTATAGAATAACCCAACCTCTTATAGATACTGGTAGAGATTTACAAATCAATACAACTGTTGGTATGCAGCAAGGTAATGATGGCGACTACACAGAGATTAATCAATATGTAAGAATCAATAGAAAAAGAATTCCAGACAACCCTTCAACTGAATTAAAAAGAGTAGGTGGGTTACAAAGTTCAGCAAATAGCCAATGGAAATACCCAATGTTTAATTTAAGTTATGTATTAAAAAACTCTGATATGAGAGTAAATGATTTAATTGAGATTCAAACTCAAGTAGGTTCAAGAAACCCACGTAACTTTATATTTGGTGATAAATCTGTATTTGAAGTAGTATTATTAGAACCAACACAAACATCAGTACCTTGGGCAAGTGGAACAACAACTTCAATTGGTGTGAAGGGTAATAGCCTTCCTACTACAGAAGCAGTAAGTGCACCTCAAGGAAGAACTTCGAGTTAAGGAAAAATATGGCAATAAATAGATTTCAAAATCCTGATATATTAGTTACTTCAAAAGTACCTGTTGAAAATGTAAAAACATTTTCGTTATCTGATGCTTCAAACCTAAGAAGTTCAAATCATCAAATAGAAATAAATGAGCTCTCTTATGGTGGTTGTGTTTTAGAATCACACATATACTCTGCAGATTTATTAATAAGTTCACAACAACAATCAACCTTAGAGTATCAAATAAATGATACCGACCCGGATACAAAATTAGATTTATTACTTACGCCAGAACGTGATGTTAGACTTGGCGTTCAAGATGCTGGGTATTATAGTATTGTTTATAACTTTGTTCAACCACTAACACAACATTTAAGAATCAGTAATATATCAGCTGATAGAACTGAAGTAGAGTTAGAATATGATTCAACTCAAACCAATATAGGATTATCACAATTATTTAATAAAATACAATATGCTTCTGATAGTAATCAACTTAATTTAGGTTTAAATTTTGAGAACAATAACATATGTACTATTACAGATGTAAGTTTTTATAATAATGAAAGAGTTGGTGAGAAGGTAAAGATAATGCCACCACCAATGATACTTCCTACAAGCATCTCGCCTTTGCCTTCGACGTGGAATGGGACTGCAGAGAGAACATTCTTTGCACCATCGGAAGAAGGTAAGGATGGTAATTATTGGGTTGAGTTCTTTTATTCAAGAAAACCAAACGCATATGGGAATCAGGTATATCAAAATACTGGTAGGGTAGCAAAGTGGACTCCGATACTAAATAGTTCAGGTAGTTTAGTGTGGCAACAGGAATTAGATTCTGGTGGAGTTCCAATATTTTATAAACAAAATGCATCAACTGATGATCGTGAGTATGAAATCAGAGCTGGGGAGTATTATAATAAACCACCTCGTTCACCTTACACAAGACGATTATCTAGTATATACAAATATAGTAAAATTAGATATTATGACCCTTCTTATGATTCTAGTAAACTTAAAACTGTTTGTATTAAATTGTATAAACCACTTCCAGATGGATTGCAAGCAGGAAAATGTACTATAGATGAAATAAAAAGAGATTCATATATTGAAAGAGTATTAGTATATGATTTAGATAAAACCACAGAGCAAGACCAATTCTCTCCACCAAACTTTAAGATTGATATGGGTAACTATGGAAAATCTCAAGGTACTGATTTAAAAAGTTGGAATGATTTATTAGATACCAACCTTTCAACATCACAACAAATTATAGATAAATATATTAGTGGTTCATTTGGTGGAACACCTTTGAACTTAGATTATACTCATTTCAAATCGTTTGTTAAATATTCATCAGCAGTAGAACGGGTAAATAACTTTCAATATAAATTAACTCTTATAGAATCATTTAATAAGAGAGTTACAACATTAGAATCGGTAAGTGGTTCTGAAGCTATGACTAACATATCACAATCGATAGTTCGTAAAGATAATGTAGTTAGTGGTATGGATGGTTGGGAACGATGGATGTATCAGGAAAAAACAGGTTCTTTATATACACATTATAGTTCATCAGCATATCCATTAGAACCTTGGCCAAAAGATAATTCTTCTGTAAACTATAGTGTAACATCATCACAAGGGTTATCAGCATACAATGGGTTAATAGATTCAGCAAGTATACATGATTCACTTAATGATGCTAGATTAACGAAAGTAGTTCCATCTGCAATAGTTGAGGACCCATTAAATAAAGAATATGTTTTATTCGTAGATATGATTGGACATCACTTCGATATAACTTGGTCTTATATAAACGCACTAACAAGTATTAATGAAAGAGAAGAACACCCATACGATGGTATGCCGAATGAACTTCTTTATGATGTGGCAAAATCAATGGGTTGGAAATTAACTCATGGTAAGGATACATCAGAATTATGGGAATTTGGATTAGGAACTGATAAATATGGTAATGTACCTAATAGTGGTTCACTTCCATCTAAATCACATGAACAAATTAATAGCGAAGTATGGAGAAGAATTGTAAACAACATCCCATATCTTCTAAAAACAAAAGGTTCAGCAAGAGCAGTAAAAGCATTAATCGCTACATATGGTATTCCACAAACATTCTTATCTATTAGAGAATATGGTGGGCCCGTTATAGAAACTAAGGTTAGACCTATGTGGGAGCATGATAGATTTGTTTACCATTTAAGAATGGATAATGATAATTACATTACGGTTCCTTGGGATAAAATAACAGATATCGATTCCAACACATATGAGTTAGGTCAATCGAATCCAATTGATGTCATAGAACTTCAAGTTCAACAAAATATGAATAGAGATACTGCCGTAATTCGTAAAGGTAGTGATTTTGCAGTATTGTATGAATCAACTGGTTCTGCTACAACTTTAACAAAAGGTAATATACATTTCTATTTAAGTGGTAGTTCGGGATATAAATCAGCATCTATTATGGATGTACCATTATTTGATAAAAATATGAGTACTCTTTTAATCGAAAGAGAGAATTCAGTTGATGATATAACTAAAGATAATTTATACAAACTACAATATAGAAGAAACCGAAAAGATAGAATCTCAGTAAGCAAATCCGCTAGTATATCAATTGATGGTTCAACTGAATCATCTTATAACGCAGCTTGGACTGGTAGTGGTGTTGTTGAATTTGGAAAAGCTTTTGGAACAGTAAGTGGTGCTCCATCATTATGGGCTGATACAAATACAATGAGTGGTTCTATTCAAGAGATTAGATATTGGGCTGAACAATTAAAAGATATAGTAATTGATGAACATACATTATCAAGAGAATCTTATCATGGTAATTCACCTACATCATCTTACTTTGATTTAAAGTTTAGATTTTTACCAGATTCTAATTTAAAAACAATTACGAATCCTGATTCACACCCATCACAACATCCTAATCAAAAGGTAACTGGTTCTTTAAATGGTTCTCATTTAACGGCTTCGTTATTTAATTTTGAAAATGATGATTTAATTGGTGTAACTGAAGAGTACTACACAAAAGTACCATCAGCCGGAGCAAATAATATTTTAAATAATAAGGTTAGGGTTGAAGAAAACACATTAAGAGGTATTTTAGATTCGGATGAGAAGAAAGAAGAATCTCAATATGATTCAGCACCAGTTGATTCAAATGTAGTTGGTGTTTATTTATCAGCTACTAAGATGTACAATGATGATATTATAAATCATACAGGTTATTTTGAAATAGATGATTATATTGGTAATCCTGATAGAAGGTCTGGAATGACTGAACAAAATGAAGAATTGGATTATGTTCGTAGACAGGTATTTAAAAAATATGCTTCTAAAAACTTAATCAATACTACTATAGATATCTTAGCTAAATATGATATGTCGGTGTTTGAACAAATTAGACAAACGATGCCAGCTAGAGTTGATTACAATTCGGGTATATTAATTGAACCACATATTTTAGAAAGACCTAAAGTTAAATCTTTAGCAAATGTAGGTTATACACAACCTCAATATGATGTAACAATTGCATCAATAGATAGACCGTTAGAATCATCATATCATTTATTTGAAACAGAAATATCAAACTCATACTCTCTTTCAGCTGAAAACCATTTATATGAAGCCGCTATTACAGAATCAGTTGCAACTTTGACAGCAAATACTCCATATTATAGCGCAAGTATAGATATTCCAAAGTTATTGGTAATTACTTCACAAAAGGATGATGTAGAGGATTTAGGTAATCCAAAATTAGGTGATATGTATTTACCATCTCAATATAGATATAAAATATTAAACTACAAAGCTGGGGCTGATGTAGGTCATGGGATAAATTGGAATACTGGCTCAAATGGATACTGGAATTATGATGTAGTTCAAAAAAACATATCCGAGCATAGACCAGCACAATATGCACAATTCACAAAGTTCTTCTATTCATCAGAAGCTTCAGCATCAATGAATTTGTTTAGCTCATCATCATTACACCCATCTCAAACAACTACTGATGAATTACCATTAGCAGTAGAGAATCTTAGATTTTTAGGATGTAAGATGAAATCAGATTCTTTAACAACGAATTCACCTGATACACCTGATGGTAAACCCGTAATAGAAATATTTACAGCCGACCCTAATGTATTAATAAAAACATCTCAAACAGGTGATGAGGGTAACTTAGATGTAGATGCAGGAACTGGGATAGCTACATTAGAAATTGGTGATTTAATTGTTGATGATGAATTATATTGGAAACGATTAGAAGAGTATAGACGAGAGCTTAGAGAATTCAAACGTAAATTAGAACATATGATTAGAATTGAAAAAGCAAGAAACATCAAAGCTGATATTCGTATGAAAGATGAGAATAAACGTAGAAATATTGAAATGAAACGTAGAAGTGAGTTTAATATTAAAAATGAGTTTAACGGGTAGATAACATTATGGCAAGTAGAAAAGCAACGAAATCAAGACAAAGGAAATTAGAAAACTCTAAATTGAACGAACTCATTAGTAAACGTTTGAAGTCCGTATTGGAATCCCCAGTCCTAAATACTGTAGATGAAACTACTAAGATATCTGATATTATTAAGACTCCCGATAAAACAATTGAAACTGGGAAGTTATTGAAAGATAATATTAAAATAGATGATTCAGATAAAGCTAAACCAATTGATTTAATAGATTTAATAAAACCCGATGAAGTTACTTTTGGATTACCTGAAGATGATGTTATTGTAATTGATAAAAATCAGTTAGATGAAGAAAATCAACGTAGGTTATTCGAAGAAGAAAGAGAACGTAGGTTAGTTGAAGATGAAAGATGGGCTGATTTAAAACAATCGTTTATTGATGATAAAAGAAGAAGAGAAGAGTTCATAAAGAAAATAGCTTTAATGAAAAAAGAATTCGATTTATATTTAAAAGAAAAGTATCCTGATATTGTAGGTGATAAATCTATAAAAACGGAAGAAATAGTTAAAACAAAAGAGGAAATTCTTAGAGCAAAAGCTTTAGTAAAGAAATCATTGGAAGAACATAAACGTATTATGATTGAACGTCTTGATAGAGAAAAACTTAGAAAAGTAAAAGAAGGTAAGTTTAAAATAAATATTAAAGAAGATAAGTTGGTATCTACATTTTTAGAAGAAGAGATAGTTATAGAACAGCAGGAGAAGTTAGATAGGAATCCAGAGATTGAGGGTTTAAATCCAATTGAAAAGCAGATAAAGGATATGAAGCGTATGGAGAAGGAATTGGGTAGGCCGATAATTCCTCATAGAGATATAGTAGAAAGTAACGAATCAGATTTTGATACAGATACCGAAACCGATTCGACTGATATACTTATTAAACCAGGCAACACATCTCCGTTTGAAAACTATGAAGAACGAAGAGAACCATTGGAGAGATTAAGGAAATCATTATCCGATGGAAAAGGTGAAGATGATTTCATTGTAAAGATGGATAAATCAGACAGAAAAGAATTAGAATAACAGAACTTTATTAAAAAGTAACTTAAAAAGTTTTTTTTTAATATTTATATAAGAAAACAAATTGTAAAAGGGTATAACAAATGGGATATTTAGATAATTCATCAATAACAGTAGACGCTATCTTAACAAAAAAAGGTAGGGAGTTATTGGCAAAAGGAAGAGACTTCTTCGTAATCAGTCAGTTCGCGTTGGCAGATGATGAAGTAGATTACGAACTATGGAATCCAGCGCATCCGCTAGGTTCAGACTATTATGGAATCATAATAGAAAACATGCCAATCGTTGAGGCAGTAACAGATGAGAATTATTCTCTAAGATATAAACTATTAACTCTTCCAAAGAATACTATTAGAATTCCTATTATTGAATCTAACCCAAGCTCTGTTAGTTTAGAAGAAGGTGCAAAACAAACTATAGTTAATCTATCAACTAAGAATGGTGGTAACGATACATTAGGATATACAGTTACATTATTAAACTCTGATGCAGCATCTATTATAGGTGATGGTTCTGGAATTGCAAATAACGAAGATTCAGTTGGTTCTAATGAAGATAGAAGAAGTATTACTATTAGTACTAACAAAACATTTACAATTAACTCTAAAGTATTAGCCGATAATACAGATATCGCAACAAAGATATTTGTTATTGGTAATGAAACAGGTGGTAGAACAGAAATTGAATTGACTGTTACTAATAACCCTGATATTTCAGTAGGTAACACATTAGATTCAACATTATAGGATAATCAAAAGGGAATAAGATATGGCAATTTTACCAGCAGGTTCGTTTAATACATCAAAAAGAGTTTTCACAGCATTCAAAGTAGGGGATGTTGTAGAAGGTGGTGTAGAAAAAGTGACTAGAGGATTATGGAGTGGTAACGTAGGTACGTTAACTACATTTCATACATCATCAGCACAATCAGCGACACAGAAACAATATTACTACGAGATATTTGATGGGGTATCAACAGATGCAACATCAGAATCACAATACTCAGTAACTTACGGGCATAATGCAGGTAGTGGTTCTTTAGGGCAGAATGAAGATTCACCTTCAAACGCCATCTATTCTCAATATGCACAGATTTTACTTCCTGATAATCAGAGAACGTTTAGTTTTAATAGTGTTACATCAGAACACATATACGCAATTAATCTTAACAGAGCTAGAATAAAAGATAGATTAGATCCAGGTAACTTCGAAATTACATTAGCTAAACTTAACGCACACGCATCTAATCCTGAAGTTCATTCTTCTGAAGCTATAACAGAATTAATTGATGATAGTGGAGATACACAACAAGCAGCAACTCAAATAGGTAGAGTATATAACGTAGTTTCAGGTTCAATCCTAAACGGAGTTTATTCACCAAAAACTTATTATGGGCAAGTTTACCCTGAGCAGGGTGTTATTGTACTTAATGCAGATGCACTGGATGAGGCAAAACTAAACTTTGGTACTGTTGTTAGTTCAAACACAAATGGTGATAACTCATTCAAATTACACACTTCAATTAGTGGAGCAGCTGTAATTAATGCTACTAATGGGTTTGCCGCAAGGAATGAAGAAAAAGTACAATCAACATTTTATTTCGTAAGAGCTAAAAATGGTGAGTATAACTTTTCTAACAACCCATCATATACAACTGGTTCTAATGGTTCGTTTGCACAACCAACATTTGCAAACAATCCAAAATCATACATAACTACTGTTGGATTATATAACGCTTCACAGCAGTTATTAGCAGTAGCTAAGTTATCTAAACCAATTTTAAAATCATTTTCGAATGAAGTATTGGTAAAGGTAAAATTAGATTTTTAAAATAACCTTTTAACAAATTATGAAACCACATGGCAGAAGCTTACAAACCTATCAATGGGGGTGGCACTCAACTAAGACCATTCAATACCCATAAAAGATGGGTTGTAACCGACTTGAATTATAGAACAGACTATTATTCAACCTCGGTCATAAAAGGCATATCCCCTAATTTCAAAGAAAAGATAAACGTATCCGAATCAGTAAGTCTACCAGCGTATAGAGAAGTTGACCAATTAGATAACTACAATTCCAACTCTACCGATTTTCTTAATTCGAAACATCAAAAGGTTGTATGGTCTGGTCTTAATCAAATGTTTTTTAAACATAGAGCCAGAGTTGAACGAGATTTATATGCAACCGCATCTATATTTTCAGTTCCACATAATAGAATGGGTGATGGCATAAGACCAGGAACAATTGAAATTGTTGATGGTAGTATGACTTCTTCCAATATTAATAATACAACACTTATAGATTCTAAATTAGATGAGTATCATGGGGCTTTAGTAGATACTTCCTTAGATAGTGGTTCATATGTTCCATTTGGAAATTTAAAAGGATATTGGGGATTTAACGATGAAGTAGTTCCTGTTAATAAAAGTATTGATAAAATTATAGAAGATAGAAGTGGTTACTTAAATAATGGGTATGGTAAAAATATAAACTATACCAATGGTATTCCAACTACTGGCGATTTCCAACTACCATCAGGAACAAAAGCAACATTCAATGGTTCTGATTCATACATTAGAATAGACCATCAACAACATTTAAACGTTTTCGCAACATCCGATTATGCAGTATCAATATGGGCGGTATTACCAACATCACAATCAGATGATTCTTCAAATTATAATGCAATAGTATCTAAAAGGGGTACTGAAAAAGATTTTGGACAAGATAACAAAGGTAATCATGTTTTAAGAAGAAGGAATGTAGGAACAAACATATTCCCATTTGATTTGGAAGTTCATAATCAAACATCAAATTCAGGTGGTTCTAATAACGGAAAAGTTAGAATATCACTATGTAATGGAAGTACTCGTATAATCTCAGATTCAACAACTAAAATAAACGATAATTTACCACATCATATTTGTTTTAATAAAACAGGTTCTCATATGGAATTATGGATTGATGGTGTAAAGGAAGTTACTGGTTCATTACCTACAAGTGGTAGTATTGAAAATATAACAATGAGAGGAATCTCTAATACATTTGATATTTTATTAGGTAGTAGATATGATTCTGAAGGAGATTGGGATAGAACATCTGATTTTGGTTCATTAAGTGGTTCGTTAGATGAATTTAGATTATACAATAAAGGATTAACCCCATCTGAAATAAAAGGATTGGGAGATAATGATTTCGCAACTGGTTCAGCATACCAAACAGATACAGTTGGTGAGGTATTTTACAAACATGGTATAATGGTAGTATCAGACCCTAGACCAAAATATAGATATATTTGGACTGGTAACACTGGTGTTTGGGATTATGGCGATACCTTCGTTGATGCAGCACGTTCACATACTGGGTGGATGACAAAATACAAATCTACAAAAGAATTACATGAAGTAAACATACTTTGTGAAGTAGGTTCAGATGAATTTAACGTATCACAAAACCCAACACTAAAAAGAAATAACGATACGAATAGCCCTATATTAAAATCATTCGTTACAGGTTCAGATTTTTCACCATATTTTACAACAATTGGGTTATTTAATCCAAATGGTGATTTAATAGCGGTTGGGAAACTAGCATCAGCTATTCAAAATAGAAAAGATGTAGATATTACAGTTAAAGTAAGATTAGATTTAGATGGAACATTCGGAACGCCAGGTACTGGTTCATTAGAAAGTGGTGATAATTCAACAGTCTATCAAACATTAGATGGTAAGTACCATTGGAATAAATTAGATAGACCTAATGTACTTTCAAACTCTTTGAATACTATATCAGCTGATACACAAAGTACTGAGGTTGTTAATAACGACCCATTACCAACAAGCCCAGTAGGTGGAATTAATGGGAGTTATAACCCACCGAGATAATATAAAAATAAAAAGTTATGAATAAAAAAGGAAATTGGTCTCACATTCAAAAGATGAAGGGTCATAAGAGTGGGTTAGAAACTCGCATAGATGAAGAATTAAAATCTAAAGGAATTGATGGAGAATACGAAAAGCACGAAGTATCATACTCAATCCCAGCAACTCATCATACTTACAAACCTGATTTCAGATTACCTAATAATATCTTTATAGAATCAAAAGGTTGGTTCTTACCAGAAGATAGAAAAAAACAT